ATAAGAGTATTAAAATAAAAACCTATGAAACTAAAACCATTAATTAATGAAAAATTAAGTAATCAAAAAAGGCTAACTATTACAGCTTTAATTATAAGTTTATTTGTTTTAACAGCACTTTTACTTTCATCATTTAAAACTAAAATAAATGATAAACCTTGTACACATTGTCAATACATACAACAGTATGAAGATTTTCCATTACATAATGAAGGTCAACCTGAAGGTTATGTTAATGAAGATTCTACATTTATGATTTTTCCAATATTAGATTTTGAAGGATTTAAAAATCAAAGAATTACTACTTTAAAAATTATATATAAAGATGGTCATTATTGTTCTGCAAGATCAGGATTTAAATTTATTTTATCAGATACTTCATTTACTGTTTATACAGAACCTTACATGTCTTGTAGAATAACAGCATTTCCAGTATTAACTACTAATCAAATTAAACTATTAAAGTCTAAACTTATTGATTCTATACAAGTAGTTAATTTAACAACATATCATACTTTTAATCACAAAATAAATAATCCTCACTATTTTATTAATGCATTAAAACCAGACAAACAATAAAATTTAATTATAAGGAATATGAAAAAATATCTATTTACATGCTTTTTGTTATTTTCAGCAATAATACTAATAGGACAAATTCCTACACCTAACCCAAAAGATAGAACAATATGTGTAGGATCTACATTAGTTTTTGGTGATACACCAATAGACCCTGCAGCAGTATATAGTTTTACAATAGATAATGGTGAAACTATTACTAACATAAGTGCTAATACTCAAGGACAAGTATTATTTGAAAATACAGGCACATATAATGTTACAATAACTAAACTTTTAAATGGTTGTACAATTAATCAAAGAGGTACTATAATAGTACAACCTAATGGAATACTTACTGCACAACCTATAACTCAATGTATTGATGTGCCTAATGTTATAATTAATGGTCAACCTACAGGAACTATATTTACACCTACAAATGGTGGTACAATAGCAGGTAATATATTTACACCTAATAATTCTGGAGCATATACTTTAAATATGAGTTATACAGATGCTAATGGTTGTTTATCAACAGGAAGTATTAATATTACAATTAATCCATTACCAACAATAAACTTACAAACTAACTGATATGAAACTTTTAAAAGTAATAAGTTGTGCAAAAGAAATAATAATATTAGGATCATTATTTTTATTTACAGTACTTAATGTAAAAGCACAACAAAAATTTCAGTTATGTGATGAAGCTATTATTAAAAATTACATTGTTAAAATTAATGATGGTAAATTAGAATATATAGATATACAACCTTCACTTTATTATCAGGTTAATAATAATACTTTATTAGTTAAATATGATAAAATAGGAATATTTGTAATTACAACATCAGCAATTAATGAATCATGTAATGCATATAAAGATCTTATTGTAGAAGTTATTGAATGTTTAGAAACAAGAATTTATATACCTAATTCTTTTTCTCCTAATGGTGATGGTATAAATGATATTTTTAAATGTTATGGAGTAAACATTTATGAATATAAATTAGAAATATGGAATAGGTGGGGTGAATTATTGTTTGTGTCAAATAATATTAAAAATGGTTGGGATGGATATTATAAAGATCAATTAGCGTTTAGTGGATTGTATCCAGGGAGAGTAATATATAAAGATGTTAAAGGCATCTTTTATTTAAAAAATATAAAAATACATTTAATATAATTAGACATGAATTTAAGTAAAAATTTCACATTGCAAGAAATGTTAAAATCTCCATCAGCTTTAAGATGGGGATATGATGAACAATTTAAACCTTCACAAGAGGTCATTGATAATTTAAAACTATTAACTAATAATGTTTTACAACCTATTAGAGATATAATTAAAGACAGTATTAGTGTAACATCAGGTTATAGATGTCCTAGATTAAATGCTAAAATAGGTGGTGCTTATAGTATTGTTAATGGTAAAGTAGTACAATCTAGTCAGCATGTATATGGTGAAGCAGCTGATATTATATATGTAAAGAAAGGTGTTGAACATAATAACCTTATAGTAGCTGCTATTAAAGAATTAATTGCAGATCCTGATTTTAAATTTGATCAATGTATATTAGAATTTGGTACAGATTTTAATCCTGATTGGATACATATATCATATTCTAAAACAAGAAACAGAATGCAAGTATTAAGAGCATATAAGTTAGGTAAAAAAACAATGTATAAAGAGTGGAAACTATAGAATATTCTTCTGAAACAATTAGATTAAAAGAAAAACTTTCTACTGAAAGAAGGTTTTTTCTTATTATTATAGGATGCTTATTATTATTAAGCTCAATATTTTATGTTAATTTTTCTAATTTAGAAAAAGAGTCTGTCTATTCTTATAAAGAAAAGATTGTAGTAGATACTATTACTTTCCAAAGAACTACATATGATACTATTAGAGTATCAGTACCTCAACCAATTACTTATTATGATACTGTAACTAATGATACTGTAAATAAGTATGTTAAAGAGTTTGAAGATTCTTTACTTGAAGGTACACTATATGCTATTAGTAATGGTGAATTATTAGATTGGGGATTCTATTATAAACCATTATTTCCTAAATATATAACTACAACAATAACAAATACTAAGTTTGATACTGTAAAAGTGAAAGATAACTCTTTAAAAATATTTTTAGGTGCTCAAGCCAATTTAAGTAAACAGGTGAATTTTGATATCTATCCTTCACTATCTTTGCATAAAAATGATCTATTGTTTACAATAGGTTATTCACCGTTAAATAGATCAACAATATTAGGTTTAAATATACAGTTAAAATGACTACATTAAACAAAATGATTTATCAAATTTATGAAGCACTACAAATATCAGTAGATGATACTTCATTAGATAAAAGGTTAATAGTAGATTTGATAAATCAAAACAGAGAACTTTGGATAAGAAGGGAAAATAAAAAAAATAAAAGTATTGACCCTAAACTTATTCAAGATTTAAAATGTGTAGAATTAGAACTTGTAGATAATAGTACATGTTGTGAAATTACTACAGATTGTAAAATATTAAGGTCTGTTCAAAAACTACCTAATCCTGTTGAGTTTCATTCTGATAAAGCAATTACAAGAGTAAGTAGTATAAATATAATGTCTATACCTATTATATTTATGGATTATGACCATGCTATATATTTTGGTAATGGTAGATATAATACTAAATCATTAGGTGCATTTTTAAAAAATGGATATTTGTATATAATTGCTAATAAAAGCATGAAAGACTTATTAATTGAAACAGTAAATGTTCAGGGAGTATTTGTAGATCCATTAGATGCTGCAAGATTTACTGATTGTGATGGTCAATCATGTTTTTCATGGGATTCAGAATATCCTTTAAATCCTTGGATGTGGCAATCATTAGTTAAACCTAATGTACTGGAAGAAGCTAAAACTAAAAGAACACTTTATAAAGATGAGAATAATAATAGCAAAGATGATGCTATTCCTTCAATAAATGTAAACTTTACTAATGCTGGTACAGGTGTTGGTAAATCTAAACCTGATGAGGAAGAATGACAAGAAAAGGTAAACCTGATAAATTTAAGTGTAATTTAAAACACAAAGATTTATATGAATATTATAAGTCTAATGTTAGTCAACCATTAACTCATAAACAACATTCTCAAATAATGGATGATGTTTTTGAAGCTGTTATGCAAATGGTTATAAAAGAAGGTTTATCAATTAAGTTTCCATATAAATTTGGAAAGCTTGAAATACAGAAGCGTAAGCAAAAAATAAAATATAATGCTGATGGAAGTGTAAATAGAATATGTTATAAAGTAGATTGGCAAAAAACTAAACAACATTGGAATGAAATTTATGGTAATCTTAGTTTTGAACAGTTAAAAGAAATTACTAGTAAACCTAAAATCTATCATAATAATAAGTTTAGAATGTCATTTAAATATTTAAAGACTGAAGCTCAATATAAAAATAAATCTGTTATAATGTTTATACCAAGTAGAAAATGGTGTAGAGAATTAGCACATCATTTAAAAACAGATCCTTATAAAACAGATTATAAAGAACAATACTAATGTTAATTAAAACTATGGAACATAATAAAAAACGCTGGGAAAAATCACAAACAGCAGATGGTATAACTAAAAGAATCTGTGTAGAACAGGTTGAAAATGGTTATGTAATTAGTGTAGAAAAATATGGTCAATCTGGTGAAAGTGAAAAATATACTAATGAATGTAAAAAGTATATATCTAAAAAAAATCCTTTAGAAGGAAGTGAACCTAAGACAGAAGAAGAATCTCATGAAGAAAAAGTTTTAGAAGGTTTAGAAAAACTTAATGACTTAATCTTTTAACTATGGCATCTTCAGGAAAAACAGTTAGCTTAAAAACAATTGTAGAAAGAGTATATTTAGATTTTGGGTTTAGTTACTCATTATCTTATTCAGAAGCAGCTGAATGGACAGGTAGCATACTTGCTTTAACTAAAGCACCTATTGTTTTACAACACAAAGTTCAAGAAATTATTATTGATGAATCTAAAGGTGAGTTACCTTGTGATTTAGAAAGTATTGTACAAACTGCAAGAATTGTACCTGCAGGTGGTGATGGTTGTACATCAATGGTAATATCTACATTAGATAGAGGTACAGAGTATGTAGAAGTATCTGCTATTGATATAGTTAACAGAAAATTTAAATTATGTGGATGTAATTCTTTTACTACATGTGATGAATGTACTCCTGAAGGATGTGATCCTAAAACACCTATTATAAGATCTGCAGGTGGTTGTACTACTAAACCTAGTTATAGGTTAGAACCTATGAGATGGGCTACTGATAATTTTCATACTAAGCAGCATTGCAGTGATTTTGATTTTATTTGTAAATCAGCATCTACATACATTGTAAATAATAACTATATATTTACTAATTTTGAATCTGGAAAAGTCTTAATGGCATATTTGGCAATACCTACTGATGATGAAGGTTTACCAATGATACCTGCTGATGAATCCTGGAGACAAGCTGTTACTTATGAAATAGCTTATAAAATAGCATTTAAAATGTTTATGCAAGGTAATATAACAGATAAAGTATTTCAAATGATAGAAAGAGAAAGAGATTGGAAAGTTGCTCAAGCAGTAAATAGATCTAAAATACCATCTGTTGATGAAATGGAAAGCTTTAAAAACCAATGGTTAACACTTATACCTAATTACAATAATCACTCTACATTCTTTAAAAATATGCAATTACCACAAAAAATGTTTAACCATCCATATAGATATTTTTAATTATTTAAATAATGCCAATAACAAAAAACACTTGGAATAAAGGACTTAGTTCAGATTTATCAAAACTTAAATCACAACCTGATAGTTATTTGTATGCTAAAAACATAAGAGTAATAACTGATTTAGGAGAATCTACATTAGCTGTAGAAAATATAAGAGGTAATAAATATTCATTTAGAATACCTGCTGTATCAAGAACTTTTAAACTTGATTTTACAGGACTTACAGGATTAGTAACATTAAATTTTTTTAGAATTCATAATAGTTTAGGTTTTACAGGAACTATTACAATTAATGTTACAGGTACTGATACTGAAATAATTGCTGAAAGAATTAATGATCAATTAATAGCAAATCCTTTTCCTTATTCACAATATATAAAAGCTTATTATAATTCTGATTATATAGTAATATATGATTTTTTACCACAATCTGTAAGAGATGGTAATCTACCTATTGTAGGTACTACAACAGGATTAATATCAATTACAAGTCCTGAATTTACACCAACAACAATACCTGTTAGAACAAATGAAATTGTAAATCATACAATATTAGGTTGGGGATATTATAATGATAATTTAGTATTAATTACATGTGCTGCAAATTCAACATCTGAAACACCTTCTGATACGGAAGGATTTATATGGGATGCTAAATATATTAATTCCACAAACCTTATTGAAAATGAAGATACTACTGCACAAGGTGTAGTATATTTAAATCCTCAATATCATCTTAAATATGCTGGTAAATTAAATCTATCAAGAGAATATGCTATAGTTAAACATTTAAAATGTAGGTTTGAAAATGTTGATATTGCAAGAATAGTATGGACAGATTGGTATAATCATCTTAGAACATGTAATTTATTAGATCCTCAAATATGGGCAACACCTGAAGAGTTATTTGATTATATTCCTAACCATATACCTCAAAAACCTATTGTTAGAAGATTAATTCCTGGTGGTACATTACCTACAGGTAAATATCAATATTATTATCAGCTTTACTCTAATCAAGGTGCTAAATCTACAATATCACCTGTTAGTAATTTAATTACATTGTATGCAGGTACAACTGCAGGAAATACATTAGATTATGCTAATCCTGGAAATGTTCCAGGTACTTCTTCACAAAAATCAGTTCAAGTTGATGTTATTAATTTAGATGTCAATTATGATACAATAAGATTTGGATATGTAGTATATCAGATTCCAGATTTTCCAGAAGCTTTCTGGTTTGATGAAAGACCAGTACCTGATGATGGTACTATTACTGTTGTACACAATGGTAATGAAAATGATATACCAATGGATTTTACTGAAATAGCTAATCTTAATAGACCTCCTGAAGTATATAAAACTATTGAAGTTGCAAGAAATAGATTATTTGCTGCTAATGCAAGAACTACATATTTTGATTTAACAGATGTATTTGATGCAAGAGCTTATAGATTTTCACCAATAGGCCCTCCATTATATGCAGATTTATATAATGATAGTGATGTTTTTGGTACACCTTCTGTAAGAATAGAAAGTAATGGTTCATCTATAACAGATGTAATTATAAATGGAATATCTGGAAATACATTAGATCAAATACCTGAAACATATGATTTAATAAACCCATTTAATAATGAAAACTTAGATCCTGCTTTAAATCCATTTAATGGATTAGATTCTACTAATCCTAGTATTGGAGGTTGGTTAGAAAAGTTTTTAGCTAATGATCAATATAGATATCAATTAGATGGTGCTACACTAGGTGGTTCAGGATTAAATATATCATATAGATTTACAACAGAAGATTCAGTTGTACAATCAGGAGGTAATTATCTTCCTACAGATTCACCTTATATTAGACCATTACCTGATTATAATTCAGCATATACAGGAGAATTTAATGATACATATATTTATCCAGGTGGTAATGGTCAATCATTAGATACTCATAAAAGTTCTTTATTTGAAACATTATTTGTAGGATATGCAAGAGGTGAAGTATATAGATTTGGTATTGTATTTTATGATAAAAAAGGATTTCCTTCTTATCCATTATGGATAGGAGATATTAAATTTCCATTTGCTTCAGATCAAGATAGTTCTTCATTAACATATGGTCTTACAAAATATGATTCTGATTCAAGTACATTATTTCATGATATAATTACAAAACAAATAGGTATTGAATTTACATTAGATACATCAACTGCACAATTTCAAGCAATTAAAGATCAAATAACAGGATGGTCTTATGTAAGATTAAAAAGAGATTTGAATAATTCTTCAAGATTAGGTACAGGTTACATTCAACCTACATTAGCAGATAATGGATTTACTTATGCAAACTTAATACCTTTTAAAAACGATAACAATAATATTAATTTAAGATGGTGTTATGAACAAGATAGTGGTGGAAATCCAATTTCTCCAAGTAAATATATAATAGCATTACAAACATTTAATGCTCCTAATTTTTATACAAGAGCAGCAGGTGATTTTCAACCAGGAGATTATATTAGATTTTTAGCAAGAACTACTTTTATTAGTGTTAGACCTAATTATGGGATAAAAATAAATAATCCTGCAATATGGACAGGTGCTGCAAATTGGAATGGTTATTATGTTAAACCTAATGAATATAATTATCAATACACTGATGCAGCTATTATAATTAATCAAAGTCAAACAGCTGCTAATTATAAATTTCCAATATTAGACAAAGTATTTGTAAATTATTCAACAAATCAAAATTCAGTTCCTGCTGCTGCAATAAATCAACAAACTAGTCCTGTTGTTTCTTTTAGAAATATGACTTCTGCATTATATGCAGATATAAATACTAGTGAATATGGAGAATGGGGTGGAGAATGTGATTTAGTAGCTTTTGATAATACTAATCAATATTTTCCTTGGGCAGCAAATACATTACTTACTGTAGGACATCCTGATACATTTAATGTTTTTGAAAGTTCTGAAAATAATAATGAAATTTATTTAGGATTATATTTAGTATCATATGAAAGATTTTTAACTAAACAATATGGAGGTGATACTAGAGCAGCAAGATATTCTAATGAATATATACTTACTAATCATTTTATGCCTTATGATAAAGATACTGTAACAGGATTAGTTATTAATGGTGTATGGGGTGGAGATACTTATGTAAATTTATTTGATTATCAAAGATCTAATGTTAATTATAAACAAGGTTCAGGATGGGATGCTGCTCCTAATAATGATAATAATACAGCTGTTGGAGTATTTTATCCTGCAGAATCTTTCTTTAATACAGAATTAAATACTAAAGAACAACATGCTTCTGTTAGATTAAATCAACCAAGCGGGAGTGATAGTATATTTGCAGCAAGTTATATATACAATCCAGCATATTCTCAACAAAATACTACTAATGTATTTATATCAAAAGCTTATTTACAAACTAATATAAAATATGAACCTCATACTATATATGGTTCAGAACCTAAATTAGATGGTGAAAGATTAGATGCATGGAGATCAATACTAGTAAACAATGCATTAGGTGTTAATGGTAATTATGGTGAGATAAATAGACTAATAGAGTTTAAAGATAAACTATATTATTATCAAAATGATGGTTTTGGTATAGCATCTGTTGATGAAAGAGTACTTACTAATGAAGGTGATACTACACAAACTCAATTAGGTACAGGTACTTTACTTCAAAGGTTTGATTATATATCTACTGAAACAGGTAGTAAACATTCATTTGCTGTTGAAAAAACAGGTTCAGCAATTTATCATTATGATGCTTTTATTAATAAATTATTTAAGTTTTCATTAGATAGTGGTGCAGCACCTATAACAGATATAGAAGGTCTTAGTGGATTTTTTAGAACTGCATTTGTTAATAGTAATTTAAAATCATTAGATAAACTTACAAGAATTTCAAGAGTAGGTATAACATCAGGATATAATTCAGAATACAATTCTATATATTTTACATTCTTTGATACTTCTAATGGTATAAAACAAACTATATCATATAATGAAGCATTAGAAGCATTTGAATCTTTTTATGACTTTTATCCATCATTATATATTAATATGAGAAAAAGATTTCTATCTATATTGTTTGAACCTACAATAAGTTCAGCTAATGATAGAGTTTATATACATAATATAGGTAATAGAAATATATTTTATAATACTCCATATTCTTCAGAAATTAAATTTAGAGTAAATGATAAATCAGATTTTGTTAAAACATTTGATAACTTTCAATTAAATACTGAAGTAATATCACCTTTAGGTGTTCAATTACCATCAACAGTTACTCAAATGCAATTATCTAATGATTATCAAACATATCCATTATCAAATGTTAGCTTTGAGCAAAAGATTAGAAGTTGGAGATTACAAATACCAAGAGATGAAACTAATCCTAACTTAACTATTAAACCAAGATTTTCTGATAAATATCTTGATGTTACATTTAAATACCTTGATGTATCTAATAATTTATTTAGATTGCATGATGTAATAACTGAATACTCATTAAGAAGTAAAATACTACCTAGATAATTATGGCTGAAAAAAATTCACTTTGGAAAAATATCAGGAAAAAAGCTGAACAGAACAGAAGAACTGGTGCTACACCTAAGAAACCTACTACAGAAATGCTTAGGCAAGAAAAAAAGATTAAAGCTAAGAAGTATCAAGATGGAGGTCCTGTTAAAACAGATAGATATGGTAATCCTATTGATGCTAAAGTTGAAATAAATCCTAATTACATTAATAGCGAATATGACCCCAGAACTAATACAATATACTTAGGACAAGATTATAATGATTTAGATGATTATTGGAAATCTAAAATACTAGCTCATGAAAATTATCATGCTTTTCAGTTTAATGATGGTTATAGTACAGAATTACCTTATGATGTTCCATATAAAAAACCAGCAATGCCAACTACTGATGATGAATTTTATGGGTATCATAATAGAAAAATAAATGAATCTTTTAGAGGTATTGATAAATTTAAAAAAGATTCTGAATTTCAATTTGTTCCTGATGAAGTTGTTTTTGATAAAGCAGTTAATGAAAATCTTTATAATGATCCAACAACATTAGAAGGTGAAGCAAGAAATTATGAAAGATCTGGTGAATTTACTTCAGAAGAAAACTTTTTAAAAACTTTAGAACAACAAAAAGCTAAAGGTGGATATATGTATGCTAATGGAGGTGGAACAAAAGATAAGATTGTAAAAATAATGCAACCTGAAAGTAAAAAGTTATCAGAAAGATCTTGGTATAACTCAGCTACTGGAGAAATTAAAACTGCTTTAGTAAGTCCAGATAACAAAACTTGGCAAGAAGTTGAGTTTGATATTAATGGTAAGCCTACTACAAAAGGTATGATTAAACATCAATTGCCTGAAGTAGAGATTAGTACAGATAGTCCAGACTATGATAGTGAAGGGTTTAGAAAGCTTCTAGGAGAAAAACCATTAGAGTATGTACCTGTAGAGTCTGCATTATTACCTGCAAGTTTACCTTTTAAAGCAACTACAGCTTTAGGTAAAGTAGGTAAGCTTGCAGCAGAAGTTGTTAATCCTATTGGAGGATTTAAAGCTACACCTAAAAAACTATCTAGTTCTAGTAATGTTGCTCCACAACAAATGGGATTTTTTAATACTAAAGGAGCTTTACAAAAATACCCTAAAGGTAAATTAACTCAAGAAGAAATAAAAGCATTTAAAAATTCAGATTATTATAAACAAAGTGTACAAGAACATTTAGAAGTAAAAAATAAATATGGAGATTCTTGGACTTTACCTAATTATGCAGAAGAGGCTTTAGAAGAAGCTATTGCAACTGGTAATAGAAATAGAATAAATCCTATATTATATGGAGGTAGAAATTGGGGAGCTGCTGATTATACAATTGCAGGATTAGCTGGAACTGCATATCCTGGATATGCTGGAATAATGGGTTTAGCATTTAGTCCTCCTGCTGTAAAAAATAAAGTATTAAATTCTGCAGGAATAACTAGTACACCTGGAAGTTTAAGTTCTAGGGATACAACTATAGATTTAACTAATAGAAATATGGATTTTGCAAAAGTTAATCAAACTGCAGATGGTCAAATGATATTAGGAGGAGAGTTTATAGAAAATACTAATAATACTGTAAGAAAGGCTAAAGATTGGTTGTCTGCTACAGATACATATTCTGATAAAGAATATCCATCTAAAACTATACAATCTTTTTATGGTATAGAAGATGGTAAATTTAAAGTAGGAAAAGCTTCAGATTTTAATTCTAATACTGAAATAGTACCAAGAAGGTTTGGTGCAACTAATATTAATAAAGCTGTATTAAATGAAGGAGCAATGAGATTATTAGATAACCAAGGAAATCCTATTTATCAAAACACTCCTAATACAGGTAAATTTATTTTGTATTCTCCGTCTACAAAAAAATCAGAATTTAATTATATATCAAGTGGAAAAAAAGGAGTTGATAAAGTAAATAGATTTTTAAAACAAAATAAAGATGCTCAGTATATTCATTTAGATAATGGTAGATATGAATTTTACGGTATAAATTCAGATGGTCTTACAAATCAAGATTATAGAGATTATTATCAACAAGATTTAGAAAGAGAAGGTAATCCTGGATATAATATGATTTTAAAAGCAGAAGGTGGTTATTTTCCTACACAAGGTCCAGGAAATGGATTGTTTAAAGGTTATGCTAAAGGTGGTTACATGTATGCAGATGGTGGTGCAATAATAGATCCTCGTGGTCAATGGGCTCATCCTGGTAAACGTACAATAGTACCATCACCTACAGGTCAAATTACTATGCAAGATGTTCCTTATCCTGTATATGGAGAAGATGAAACAGGTTATGGTCAAATAATGTATCCAAATAATGAATATCAATTTCCTGGTCAAATGATACATGAAACACCTATGAAAATGCAAGGAGGTGGTACTTTTCCAAAAGTATATAATTATGGAGAAAGAACATTGCCTTTTGGATTTAGAAGAGGATTTATTGATATACCTGGAATGGGTTATGATGATTTTAAAACTAATCCATCACTTAATTATATTAAAAATAATTGGGATAAATTAACTCCAGCTGAAAGACAAATGTTTATTAGTGGGAGTAAAAAAGATGTTGGTGCACATATAGAAAATGCTATTAATACATTTGCTCCATTAGTTTTAACAGCAGGAACAGCTTATCTTAGTAAAAAAGGATATGATTGGTTAAGAGATCCTAAAAACAAACCTGTAATTAATAGATTTAAAAGAGAAATACATCCTAGTAGATTAATTAAAAATGTTGGAGATTTATTTAATAAAGAATCTGAATTTACATTTGCAAAAGGTGGATCTGTTAATAATAGTGAAGATGATGTTTTTAAATCTAGTTCAAATATTGGAAAAGAATTTTCTAAACCTGTAGCTGATTTTTATACTACTTGGATGAATAGTGATGAAACTATAAGAAGGTTTGATGAACTTTTTCCTGCATTACCTAGTGTTATAGATAAAATTAAATATGATCCTGATGATTTACCTCAAATACTTAGTGAAAGAAATATATATAATATTGAACATAAAATACCTGGTTTTGAAAAATCTATAGCAAACACTAAAGTTTTATATAATCCAGATCCTGTAATTAATCAAGAATTAATTAATAAGTATATAGCAAATTTAAATCCTAAATATAAAGAAGAAGTTCTTAAAAGCATGAAAAAAAATCCTCAAGGATTTACTGATCCTGAAGGTAATATAATTGTTTTAAATCCTGATGTTAATGCAACTGATAAATATGATCCATTATCAATAGTAACACATGAAGGTGGTCATACATATGAAATTGAAACTAAAGACGGTAAAAAACCATTAGCTAAAATAATGATGGCTAAATTTCCTACACCAGAAGATAATAGTGTAATAAATGAACTTGAAAGAGAAGAACTTTATCCATTTTTAATGCAATTAAGATTTGATCAGAAGTTTAAACCAGGTGAAATAATTACTCCAGAAAGATTACAAGAAATAAAAAAATCAGGTTATAATAATCATTTATTTAGATATTATAATAATGAAGTATTATCTAAAATATTAAATACATTAGCAAGTAATAAACAACAATCTCCTTATGAACAATATGCAGCTAAAGGTGGTTATTTATATCAAGATGGTGGTGACATAAATCCAGGTAAACAAAAAGCAGTTGTATCTACTACTTCAGTAAATACTAAACTTTTACCTCAAGAAGTTATTGAAGATTTTAATAGGTATGTTTCAAGAATACCTTTGCCTCCTACTAAAATTATTGATAAAAGAGTATATAATCCTGTTACAAAAACTAAAATAAAACCAACTAGAGATTTATTATCAGGAGAATATGATACAAGTGTAATTAACAATTTAGTTAAATATTCTAAAGAATATGATGTAGATCCTTATTTAGCATTAGCTGTAGGATTACAAGAAACACAACTTGGTAAAACAGATAGTAACATTGGTCATGTAATGGATCTTCTTAATGAAGATTCTAATGCTGAAAGAAATTTAGTTTCTACATTAAAAGATAAAATGGATTATGCTAAAAAATTAGGTTATAAAGATACAAAACATTTAATTCAAGCATATAATGGTTTAGGAACAATTACTCCTGAAACTGAAAAAAAATATCATGGTTTTAAAATGAAATCTATATATGGTGTTCCAATACCTAAAGAAGGTATAAACATGTCTAAAACTCCTTTATATGGTGAAAAAATTCAAAATATTGCTGATTCAGTTTTAAAACAAAATCCTAATATTGTAAATATAGTTAATACTGTTAAAGCACAAGGTGGTCCTATCAATCCATACATGTATTATGCAGGTGGACCTTATAATTCTTCAGGATATGATTCTTCAGGATATAATCCTATAACTAAAACTTATGAAACAAGTAAAATGCCTTCTGTTTCAGAAGGACAATTTTTTCCTTCTAAACAAACAACATCTAATAAATCAACGTCTATGGATCCTATGACAATAATGGCTTTAGCTCAAACAGCAGATCAAATAAATAAAGCTACAAATAATGTTATGAAAAAACAAGCATCTAAATTTTTAGATTTAGATGAAGAAGAACAAAAAATAGCTTTTAGTGCAGATGAAACTGTAGGAAATATACCCATAGTTGGAACAGCATTATCTAATGTTGGTAATATGTGGAATGCTGTTACAGGTAAAACTAAAACAAGATTAAAAGATTTAGAAAATAAAAGAATAGGTGAAGGTCAAAGTGAAGAATATATGAACAGATATACTAACAACTTTATAACACCAACTAGTCCTAATTTAAATTTTGCAGCAACTGGTGGTGATATAAATAATTTAGTAACTTTGCAAAACCCATACTCTATGAAAAACAGATATAAAGATTATAAACAAGGTGGTTCATTTAATCAATTTGGAATAAATAAAATTCCTGACTCTGCAGGTTACCATCATGAAAATGCTTATGGTGGAGTACCTATTGGACAAAATGCTATGGCAGAAGGTGGAGAGTTTGTAATTGATGGTAATTATGTTGTATCAGATGAGGTAGATGGTATGAATACTCAAACAGATGAGCTTGGTAATACAATGGCTGAAAAACTTGAAAAAAGATTAAATAAATATACGTTATCAGGTTTATCAAATAATTCATTTGTAAAAAAACAATTAAGAAGACCTAATGATTCATATTCTGCTGAAACAATTGAACAACTTAAACAAAATTCTATAATGGAAACTGAAGTAGCTAGAGCTAAAGCACAAGCTGAAGAACAACAAAATCAAATGATGGTTAATGGTGCTTTACAAATTGCTGCAGCTGGTGGTAAGTTAAATAACGATCTTGAAAGAATTTTAAGTAATGATATTCAAAACTATGTTGAAGCAGATAATTACTATGCTTATGGTGGAAGAATTGTTAAAGATTTAAATATGCCTAACTCTTATGCTAAAGGTGGTAGCATTCATATTAAAAAATCTAAAAGAGGCACATTTACTGCTGCAGCTAAAAAAAGAGGTATGTCCGTTCAAGAGTTTGCAAGACAAGTATTAGCTAATAAAGGTAATTACTCAGCAGCAATGGTTAAGAAAGCTAACTTTGCTAGAAATGCTGCTGGTTGGAAACATGCTGAAGGAGGTCCAACAGATCCACCAGATCAATGGTCTTTACCAATTGCTTCAAGAAGTAATATTAATCAAGGTTCTAGAAATATAATAACTGCTGGTGCTGGTAATAATTTACCTTTTACTGAACAAGGTACTAGAATTATAAATGAATATGACAATGGGTTAAAACGTGATACTACTTATTCTTATATGACTCCAACTGAAAATTTCTTTTATAATACTGGACAAAATCAGCCAGATGGAAAACCAGTTATGAACTATCAAGGTTCAAATCCAAATCCTAATATTAATGATTATCTTCCTAAAATAAAAGGATTGTCAAGATATGCACAAGGTGGTCCATTTATTCCTGAAGAAAAAGATATACTATCAAAAATAGAAGACAGAGAACAATATCTAGATGAAGCTGCAATAGACACTTATAACAGTATAATTTATGGACAACCTACTGATGGTTATGATGCTTTTAATAATTATTATATAGAAGGTGCAATTGACCCATCATATTATAGCGGAATAAGGAATGGCTTTAAAGAATTTACTCATGATGGAGGTATTAAAGATGCTGGAGCTTACGCTAATTTTATAAATAAAAGATTAGGAAGAAATGTAATAATTCCACTACAAAAACCTTGGACAGGACCTTATGATCTTGAGCATAAAAAGAAATTTGTAAGAGAGATTGACCCTCATCATATTGATCCTAGATTAGATACTAAAACTTTACAACCTTTAGACCCATATGGAAAATCTTATAATATAGAAGAAAAGTTAAGAGATTTAGAAAAAGAAAAAGAAGACGCTAAATATAAAATGGATGAATATGCTACTGGAGGTCCAATGGTATCTAATGTACAACAACCATTTGAAGTAGCTGCACAAAATAGAGGTGGTATGTTAATGGATTATGCTAATGGAGGATATGTATATCAACCTATGGTACAACCTATGTTAGCTGAAGGTGGTAATATACATTATGACAATGGTGGTTATACTGGACAATTAGGTAAAGAACACTGGACAACTACTGCAGCAGGTTTAGGTCAAGTAATACCTGATATTGCTGCAGGAACTATGGCAATTAGTGATTTAATTAAAGGTAGATATAAAGTACAACCTGAAAAAATATCTTCTCAAAAATTTAATGTAGAACCTATTGCAATAGGTATGAAAGGAGAAACTGCTGAAAATAGAGCTTTATATAAAGATTATATTAATAGAAGTGGTGCTCCAATTGGAGTTGGTGCAGCAATGTTAAGAGCAAATTTACTTAAAACAGGAAAAGATTTAGGAAAAGGTTTAAGTGATTTATATACAGCTAAAGAACAATTTGACATAAGTAATCAACGTGGTGCTGATATATTTAATGCTGAATCTAGATTTAAAGCTGGACAAGAATCTAGGTTAGCTGAAGATAAATTAAAACAAAATTTACTTTCAGCTAGTCAAGGAGTATTTGGAAAAACAGCAGGTTATTTACAAAAAAGACAAGATGCTGGATGGGATCAATGGAGAATTCAAAACATGGGTGAAGATTATGTATTTAAAAATACTGATGAAGGTTACATACAAGTGCATTTAGGTCGTGATGGTAAATATTATAATAAACAAGGTAAACAAGTTAGTGTAATAGAATAATAAAAATAAAAATAATATAATATGAGATATTTTGATTATAAGCCAGCAGCGTATGTAAATGTACATCCTGATATACCTGTTGAATGGATGCAATCTCAATTGGATCTTTCTCAAAAAAGAAAAGATATTCAAAGAGCTGCTGTTGATAAAGAAGTTGAATTATTAAAAAATATAAAATATGGTGAATTAGGTAAAGATTTATATCAACAAATAAAAAGTGCATATGAAGAACCTTTTAAAAAAATGAGTGAAGAGCTAAGTTTAACAGGTAATGTTTCAGAAGTTTCTAGAAAGTTTTCAGAAACTGTAAGAGATTTAGCTTTAGATGAAAGAGTTAAAGATCTTCAAAAAGAATATCAAGCATATGAACAGTATCAAAAAAATTTAATGGATCCTGCTTACGCAAATGCTATAAACATGTTACCTTATGCAATTAAAGAAGGAATACAAATAGGTGAAGAAATGCCTACTAGTCAAGCATTGCAATATTATCAGTTAACTCCATCTAAAAGAAGTCTTCAACCAATTGAAGAAACTGTAAGAAGTTTACATGCTTCTAAAATTGATGATAATAATTGGGAATTTAAAGATCCTTTAACTGGAAATATTATTAGAGGAGGTGTAAATGTTAAAGGTTTATCTGAAAAAAGAATAAAAGAAACATTAGATTCTTATTATCCTAATTGGAATATAAGCGGTGATTCCTTACATGATAAACAAAGAATACTTATGGCTGAAGGTCTTCATCCTATAAATGATATGGGAATATTTAATACTCCTGAAGGTAAAAAACTTTACGATAAACATGCTAAATTTTTATTAGGATATGCTTATGAAGAAGATATACCTGCAACATCACAAGATGGAGCTGGTAAAACTAAAACACCAGAAACTAAAAAAGAAGCTAATTCATTAACATTAAAAACAAGCTCAAGTTACGGTAATCAAGGTAACGGTTTTGTAATAGATAAAAATGGAAATTATACTAATAAACCATTAATGAGTTTAGATTCTTATGAAGAACATGAAATAAATTTAAGTGAAAGAGCAGAACAATTAGAAACACAAGCATATCAAACAGCAGATCCTAATAAACGAGCAGAACTTTTAAAAGAAGTAAATTACTTAGGTGATTTGTTAAGAATATCAACAAGTGAAAGAAAAAATATAGAAAAAGAATTATTTTACCATAAAACAGATCCTAAAAAAGTAGCTAAAATTGAAGAGACAGTAGAACAAAGTATTCAAATGTTAATAAATGCTGGTAAAATTCCTGAAGATATTGAAGGTTTTTCAGATCCAAAATATTTAGAATGGAAAAAAACTGAAGAAAATAAAATTAGAAAAGCAGAATATCAAAAATTAGGAGGTGAAGATTGGGAAAAATATAAAAGATATGAGCAGTACTTAGGAAGCACAACATCAGGTAAAGCATATGTAGTAACTACAGAAGATGATAAAAAATTAATGTATACTTTATTACAAGATTTTATCAATAAAGGAGATAAATTTAAAGACTTAGTTACTAATAAGGAAACTAATATAGATGATATATTTCAAATAATTCCTAAAAAAGTAGATTCAAATGGTAATATATCATATGACTATACAGGAGTTAGTTATGAAATTATTCTTGATGAATTAGATGGACCTATATTAGCTATACACGGTTTAACTCAAGATGATAAAAGAATATCAAAATCTTTTGAAGTACCTATACAAAATTTTACTAATACTAATGAATTTTTTGCAACAATGTTATCTCCTGAAGAACAAGCATTTGCTACTAAATTTACACAAGCTTCACAAAGTTTAAAAACAAATCAAAATAAAACAGGTTCATTTAGTGTAAATACATTGGATGGTTCTCAAAATAATATAGATTTTAGTAGACAAAAAATTGGAGATGGTAAATATGGATATGTTGTAAAAAAATCTTCTGATGGTACTGAAGATAAAATGTATGGTAGTATGGAAGATATGATTTATAATGAAATACTTCCATATAGTATGAATGATATGGCTATTAAAATGTTATATGGTGAAATGAATGCGGCTCTTAAAAATAAAGATTATAATCAAGCTACTGAAAAACTAGCAGCAATTAATAAACTTTTAACTGAGGGAAAGTTATCTCCTCAAACCAAAAAAGATCCTCTGGGTTTGGGGAAGTAAACAAAGAGGATGATGAAAGAATTAAAAGTTTTAATGATAAATTATACTCATTAGAAAGTAAAACTAAAGGGGGATATAAGGCAGAAGCTGCAGATAGTTCAGCTGCTGGTAAATATCAGCATGTATGGAATATTCATGGAATACCACAACAAGGTCAAAAAATATCTGAAATAGAAAAAATAACTGGAGTTAAAACTAAACAAGAATACTTAAATAACCCTGAAGCTCAAGAAAAATATCAAAGTTATCTTGTTAAAAATTATATGAATAATGTACCTTATTTAAGATCTACATATAATTTACCTGCTAAGGTAAAAGATGAAGTATTAATGGCATTACAGCATTTTAGAGGATTAGGTGGATCTAAAGTTTATTTAAAAGCTTTAATGGAAACTAAAGACTATAATAAAGCTCAACAAGCTTTAGATGATTTTACTCTTAGAGAATTAAAAAAGAAAAACCCAAAAGCAACATTACCTAAAAATTTACCTGTAATAGATTATATAAACAAATTTATTTAAAATAAATAACTATATTTGCGCTGAAATTTTTATTAAAATGGATGATATAGAAAAACTTTTATTAGAAGGTAAAATTACAATTGATGAATATATAAAATTAAAAACACAAAGTAGTACTAATCAATCAAGTGAGGATGCTATTAATGTTGGAAAATCATATTATCAAAATATAAGTAAAAATTTAGGAACAGACCCCTCTTTAGTTCCTGATTCAGGTATTCAGTATCAAATGTCAATGTCACCTGAAGAACTTGAAACTTATACTTCAAGAGGTATTGTTCCAAGTACATTTAGAGATTATGAAGATGATAGAGCAGAAAGACAATCTATATCTGATAAATGGGGTAATGGTGTAGCTAAACTTATAGGTAAATCTGCAACAGCTGTAATAGGTGGTGTAGGTATGTTACCAAATGTATTATATAATTTAGCAGGACAAATAGAAGATTTGTGGGCAGGAGATAATACATCATTTCATGAAATATATAATAATGATTTTTATAGAGCATTAGACAATGCTAACAAAGCAATGGATGAAGCTTTACCTCATTATATTACAAGAGAGGAAGAAGATTACAGTGCTCTTAGAAGAATGGGTACTGCTAACTTTTGGTCTAATGATTTCTTACAAGGTGCTTCATTTGTTGTAGGTGCAGTATTAACTGAAGGTGCTTTTGCAGCTATGGCAACTGCAGGAAAGTTAAAAAACTTAACTAAAGCTATAAAAGCTGTAGATGAAACAGTTGGTTTAACAGATGATGTTGTAGCAAGTGCTGCTACTACAATGGGTAAATCAGCATTTAAACAAACTATGTATGAAGGTGCTACATTAGCTAGACAAATGATTACTAGTGCAGGTTATGAATCTGCAGTAGAAGCTATGTCTTTTGTTGATGATGCTAAACAAAAATATATTGCAGACTATGTTGATGAGAATGGTAGAGAACCTTCTGATTATGAGTTAGCTGCTGCAATGGATGATATATATAAAGTAGGTAATTCTGTATTTGGAATTAACTTAATTGTTACAGGACTTACACAAGCTAAAACATTACCAGGAGTATTTTCACCTAAACTTGGTAAAATGCTAGGTACAGCATCTAATCCTGAAAAGAAGTTATTTGATGAAATGGTTCAAACATCTACACTATCTAATAAACAATTACTAAGAGCATCTAAATCTCTTGGTAAGAGTATAGATGAAATTAAGGCAATGGATACCATTGCTAAATATCACACATTAACTAAAGGTGCTAAGTTTGCAAGAGGTGCTGTTAGAGGTTTAGAAGGTGCTGTATTTGAAGGTGGTCAAGAAGGTTTGCAGAAAGCAATTAGTTATGCAGGAGAAGATTATCTTCAAGATAGATTTGATACTTCAGAATCAGAAGATATTATTGCATCAGGTATAGAAGGTTTAAGTAAAGCATTTGGTAACAATGCTGAAAGCTGGTCAGAAATATTTATTGGTGCTATATTAGGTTCTGTAGGTGGACCTGGACCAAGTGGTAATAGAATTAAAGGATGGCAAGGTGGTATTAGAGAAGCATTTAGAGATCCAGGTAAATCACCTGAAATGAATAAACTATTAGATTTAGTAGATTATTATACTAGTAATAGTGAAGGTATAATGAATAATTATGCTAAACACTTTGCTCTTACAACTAATTCTGAAGTTAAAAAGAAAGAGTTTGCTGCTAAAAATGACACTTATAATTATAAATCAGAAGAAGCTAAACAGCTTTTTGATTATTTAAATATGATGTCTAAGATGGGTAGACTTTCTGAAGTTGAAGAAAAACATCTTGCAGATTTAAATAAACTTAATAAGCAACAGTTTCAAGAATTATATGGTTATGAGAATTTAACAGATGAAGCTTTCTTACAAAGAAAATCTGAATTAACATCAAATCTTAAAGCACAAGTTAAACTAACTGAGAGTGCAAGAGATCAAGCTGCTGGTATTTATAGAGGTGGTGATGTTGATGTGTTAGATCAAATTGCATACACAGTATATGCTAATCAGAATTTAGGTAATAGAAAGAAACAAATGTTTAGTGATATTTCTAAAATCCTAAATAAAACTGTATCAGAAAGAGCAGGTGAAGTTTTAAAGTTAGCTAATGTTAAAGAGATTAGAGAACTTAAATCAGCTATTGACCAATTAAAAAATTCAAGAGTAGAACCACAAAGTGAACAAGCTCTTGTAGATCAGATTACTAAACTTGAAACTCAATTAGATAAACTTCTTGAGAAGAGTTATAATAAAGAATTAAAGACTGTATCTCCTGATGCTAAACTTGCTACAAACTTTCAGAAGTTTAAATCAGAAACTTTAATGCATGTTGATGAGTTAAACTCTATATCAGAAGATATGGAAAATGTAACTCCTATTGAGAAAGCTGATATACAACAGAAGTTAGATGATATTGGTAAAATCCTTAATCAAGAACAAGAATATAAAAAATTATTTGATAGATTACTTACAAGAAAAGGTCTTCAAGAATTAGAAGATTCTGTTGCTGAATTAAGAGGAGATTTGTTAAAAGAACATCTTGATGCACAAAGTCTTGCAATATTTGAAAAGTCTAGATTAGAAGATCCTTCTCAAAGAGTATTTGAAGTACAAGAACAAATTCTTAAGAATGCTGCACAAAAAACTTTTGGGATAGCATTTGCTAAAAGAAATATACAAAAAGCAGGTGTAGCATTAAAAGAAGCTTTAACTGATGTACAAGATGTTGATCTTAAAAAACTTATTGAAGATCAATGTGAAAAGTTAAATATAGCATTAGGAATATTTAGATCTGATGTTGGTCCTGATCAAAAACAAGCTTATGCAGAACAGGGTCTTCAGGAAATAGAAAACATTAAAAAATTCTTTGATATAATTAAATCAAGTTTAACTCCTGAACAAGTAGCTGAAGTTGATAAATTTTTAAAAGGAGATTACTTAAAACAAGTAGCTCAAGAATTTAATAGCTTCTTAAAAGACTATAAGAAAGATACTAATGATACTAGTTTATCTAGTGTACCAAGAATATTTGGTCCTAATAAACTTGTTTCTATGATTCAAGATTATATTGAACCAGATGGTAAAAAAGCTTTAATGCAAAATTCTGCTGATGCTATAGCAAATAAAGCTGAATTAAGAATAGTAGAATATCCTGAAGGAGGTAAGCTTGTAGATTTAGAAACAGTTTTTAATCAGACTTTTGATGATAAAGTTAAATTACAAAAAGGTTTAGTTGGAGATGGTGTAGAACAATTTGGTATTCAAGTAGTTTTTGATGATGTTTGGATTGGTAATATATTAGATCCTAATAGATTTAGATTTAAAGATGAGAATGGTAACTATGTAGATTTTAATGAATCAGTAGAACATTTAGAATTATTAAATCCTGAATTTGTAAAACTAGATACTGATGGTAAAAAAATACCTAGTGATGATGGTAAGTTTTTTATAGATCATTATAGAAGTACCATGCTATCTTTTAATGAAATAAAAGAAGAAATTAGAAATGGTAAACGTGAGTTTTCTAATGCTGATGTACAAAAGTTATTTAATATAAAACAGTTATTTGGTAAAATAGAAGATGTTCGTAATGATAATCAACTTCCTGACTGGAGTCACTTAGATGATGGTACTTTATTAACAGACTTAAGTTTATTTGGTGGAACTGGTAAAGGATTACTTGTACAATCTAAACTTGCTAATGTACTTGATTACTATATATATAATCCAACAACTAAAACATTAGAACAAATTCCTTTAGAAGTTAAAGAAAAGATTACTAAATATTGGGAATCTAGACAATATGCTTTAAATAAATTTAGTGGTGCTTATAAGATTATATATGAAACAGATGGTGCTCCTAGAGGTATTAGATTAAATCCACCTGAAGTACAGGCTACAGAAAATGTAATTAATTTTGTCAATGATAATTTAACAAGACTTAATGAAGAAGTACTTGAAAACATTGCTAAATCAAAAGCTGATGGTACTAATTTAGCTGGAGTACCTGGTTGGGATACTAAAGAAAATTTCTTTTTAGTAAGTGATGCTGTAGGTAAAAATATATATATTAAAACAACAGGAACTCCTGAAAACTCAACTAACCCAATTAAGGGTTCATCTTTAGTTCTTGCATTAGATATGGGTGCAGGTAAAGATTTAACAGTAGAACTAATATCTACTGATGAATCTAGAAATACTTTTAAAAGTAAAACAGGTAAAACTATTAATAAAAGAAACTTTGGTTGGAGCTTTGTTAAAGACGTTAATGGTAATTTAATGATTAGTTATAAAAACAAAGCTATTAAAGATAACTTTGATTTAATTAAAGCTGTTAATACTTATTTAAAAGATACATTACCTGATGCAATAAAAGAAGTAAATAATGCAGGTGGTATTGCTAATGTTAAAAATGATGCTTATAAATTAGCATACAACTTTGCAGTAACTAATGATAAGGGAGAAATAGTTCTTCCTAACATTACAAGAATTAATAAAAACTTTCCTAAAGAAGAATTTGTAGATAATATTAATTCATTCACTCCTGCTGTAAATCCTACTATAACTTATTTATTTCAAGGTAAAAATCAAGTATGGCAAAATACAGATTTCCAAACATTAATGAATAATTGGGGAACTCAGTATAACAAAGCTAAAAATAGTGAGACATTACTTAGACAATTAAAAAGTGAATTAGATAAAGCATATAATGCTTTAGATAGTTCTAATAAAAAATACAAAGAGAGTAATTATAAAACTGCATCTGAACAAATTGAAAAGAGAATAGAAGAAATTAAAACAGGTACTGTAACTTCTACTCAACAAGCTCCTCCACCACAACCTCCTCAACCTCCACAACCTCCTGCTGGTAGTAATGCTAATAATTCAGCTATAAATAATTATGGTAAAAAGAATCAATCATCACAAGCACCACCACCTGGAGGTAATCCATTCTTTGCTAGAAAAGATGCTCAAGAAACTAGACCTATTGATATAAATGAAGTTACTAAGAGACTAGCAGATATTCTACCTCCAGAGATAGGAGTAAAAGCAATTGAAGAGTTAGTTACTGGATTAGCTAATAATGCATTTACTTATGGTTTATTTAGAAATGCAGTAATCTATTTAGGTAAAGATGTACCTAAAGGTGTTGAATACCATGAAGCATTTCATGCTGTATTTAGAATGCTTTTAACTTCAGCACAACAATCTAAAGTAATATCAGAAGCTAGAGATCGTTATGATAAACCTACTTCTGAGCAGTTAGATGAATTAAGATCATTAAGTGATGAATATACTAACCTTAGTTTAAAAGAGCTTACTAATCTTTATTATGAAGAAAAGTTAGCAGATGATTTCATGGACCTAATGAATGGTACTAGAAAGACACCTAAGGAAAAATCATTCTTAGAAAAAATATTTGACCTATTAAAAAGAATTGTTAACTTCTTTAAGAAAGGTAATCCAGATGATGTAGCTAATATTGATGCTTTATTTAATTCTATTAGAAATGGTGCATTTAAAAATGCTAAAGTTGTAAATGCTCCTACAAATAATTTAAGTTTATTTAGTGCTCTTAAGTTTCCTGCTGCAACTGAAAACAATAATATAGTTGAAAGATTCCATCAATCTAGAACAGGTGCTAATATAATTAGTCAAGTAAGTGCACTATCAAGAGATAGAATGAGAGATGTTGGTGTTGTGTATGATACTGATATTAGAAGTATGATTCAACAAGTAGTTGATAATAACATATCTATATTAATAGATGTTATAAATAATGAATTTGAAAATAATCAGTATGCAACTAATCCTTCTTTACAAGAAGCACATCAGAATGAATTACTAAATGTAATTAGATCTTTATATAAAGATTTAGAAAATGATAGTGTTTTTTGGAATAGTCCAGGAGGAGCACAGTTTGAACCTACTATAGAAAAGAATATTAAAGATATTATTTCAGAAGTAAGAAAACACATAGACACAATTAAGTTTGATGATTATGATGTGAATGGTGAAGAGATGGAAGATAATACAACAACTGATTTAGCACAAAAGCCAAATCAAAGAGTTGGTGGTATTGAATCTACAAGTAAGGAAATGAAGAAATATATCATGGAGACAGAAATGCCACTTGATATATATAACCTAGGTTTGTCTAAAGAAATACTTGAAAATGATCCTAGATTTAGAAACTATGTTAATGGTATTAAACTATATAACTCTATTGAAAGAATGTTAGTTAATACTGAAAGAGAAGATCTCTTGAAGAAACTACATTACATTAAGGAAGGTCAACCAATGTTAAGTGCTTTCTATGAAAGATTAGTTAAGGATATATGCTTAGAATTAAATATTAAATATTACAATGGAATTGGTTCTGATATTATTAATCAAGATCAGTTTCCAATAGAGATGTTAGCTAAGTCAGATAAGTTTTGTTTGTTTGTAGCTTCATTTACTAAACATAAATCAGAATCTATTGTAAATATATTTGACCAAGAAACAGGACAATCTAAAACATTTATATCTAATGTTAATGACTCTAGAAAAATACAAAGAGAAATTTGGTATAATAACTGGAAGAGATTAAATCTTGACAATAAAAAGGAAGAAGTTAGTAAAATACTAACAAGTCTAAATTTAACATTTGATGCTTTTAATTCTAAAGATGCTGCTGTTAAACAAGATAACATACAATATATATTTAATAACTTTAATGAAAAAGTTAGTTTTATAAAGGAACAGTTTGGTTTATTAGGTATTTCACTTTCTGACAAGTATGTACAATTATCATTGTATAAACTATTGAAAGAAAACAGAGATATGTCTGATGTACTTAATCAAACAGGAGATTCTCAATTTAAAAGTTTAGATAAAATTCTAGAATCTTATAATGATGTAGAATTTATTAATGCTGAAATTACAAAAGGACTTATTAACTCTACAGTAAATGAAGGTAGTCCTTTTACAAATAAGAGTGAAATACAAAAGTTAAATACTGATGCAGTTCAAATAGATGATTCTGTTGAAGATGCTTTAGGTGCTAAAGGTAGATTAAATGATTTAGCAAGTGGTAACTCTATGTTTGATGAATCTGTTTCAGCATCTACTATTAGAAATGTGGAAGGTGAAATGGTTTACATTCACTTATATCCTAACTATATTACAAGCTTATTCTTAAAGTTAAGAAACAATCCAAACAAACTATTTAATGCTGTTGATGCTAGTACTTTTGAAGAAGGTGTTAAATTGTTTAAAGATTTTCTAATAGATAATAAACTATATGTAGTTGATCTTTTGAATGATCAACAAATAGAATACTTCTTTAGAACTTTATATTTTAATCCTATACTAAAAGCAAGTAACTCTGAAATTAGAGAATCACAGTTACAAAACATATTACCATTTACATTAGATGGACTTAAACAACAAGCAATCAGTGAAACAGGTCAAGTAGAATCATATAAAGGTAGTAAAGCATCTGCATATGCTGCTCTTGATAAAAGAGGTAAGTTCTTAATGATGTTAAACTTATTTGCTAAAACAGAAATGAGTTTAGTTAAAGAAGTTAAGATTGGTGATAAAACTTATGAAAAGTATCCTTTAATTGCATTTCAAAATGAAGGTAAAGATACTCAATGGGCATTTACAATGTTCAAAAGAAAGTTCTTAGATAATAAAAATAACTTATCTGATTTAGGTAAAGAGTTTTTAACAAGCTATCTTAAAGGAGAACTATCATCTATACAAGCTGTATATAGAGACCTGTTAAATGATGATGGTAGTATTGAAGGATTTAATATTCTTAAAGGTGTTAAAGTTGATGGTAAAAGTTTAACAAAAAAAGAAACACTTGATATATTAAAAGATACTAATGATCCTAATTTTATGAAAGTGGTTTCTCAATTTAGAGGATTAAATCTAATTGAGTTTCAATTTTTAAAAGGATTACCTATCTATAATGATATAATTAAAGCTGCTGTAACTAATGAATCAGATTCTTTAGATTTTAATAGTATAGTAGAAGTAGCATTTGAAAATGCATATCAAAACTTTATAAAAGAACTTTCATCTAGTGAAACAGCAATTATAAAACCAACTGCTGATAATAAATATGAATCTCAAATATTACCTGCATTTTATAAAGATGGTAATAGAAACTTAGATGAAACTAAGATGAAAGAGTTCTTTATAAACAATTGGATTAATGCAGCTACTGTAAATAATTTAATCTTTGGTAATCTAAGTGTAGGTCTTAAAGATGCTGTTGACTTGACTAAGAGATATGCAGGACCTAATGCTGCAGGACCTTCATTAGGTTTTGGAGATGTAACCTTTGCTATTTTAAATGATGAGCTTTTTGATTATGTTAACCCATCTAATGGTAAATTAAAGGAAGGTGAAGAAAGAACTAATGCTCAAAGTTATGGTACTATAGAATGGTATTACAATAACTATTTAAAAACATTTGCTAAGTCTAATCCAGAAATAGATAAAATCTATAGAAAGATTAGAATGATGAAAGAAATTAGTGCTAGAGAAAGAGGTATACTTGAAGAGTATGGTGCACTAATGAATCCTAGAAAGACTTCTATGTTTAATGCTTTTGTATATGGTAAAACATCTACAGATGTTATTACAAGAAGTGAAGTTAGTTATGTTGATAAAAAAGATATTCCTGCTTTTGAAAAAGCTATTGATGAGTTGTTAAAAATAACAGATCATCTTGAGTATCATAAAAAGCAAATGGAAATTCAAGATTTCTATAAACCTATTCCAAGTGCTATTAAAAGACATGAGTTGCTTAATAAGATGGAAAGACAACAGGTAGATGTTACTTTCTTTAAGTCTGCTATTAAAACAACTAAAAAGAATGTAACTAATTGGGATGATGAATTAATTCCTATGAAAATTAACAGTGAGTTCTTTAGAGAACAAGTTGTTACTGATAACATGAAGGAAGAAATTATTCACGGTACTCAGTTAATGCAGTTAATATATTCAGAACATGATGATGGTTATGAAGTTAATATTGGTAATAGAAAACATACTGTAGGTACATTAAGAAAACTTTATAGAAAACTATTAGGAGATAGATTGTTTGAATCATATGGTAATATGAGAAAAGCAATATTTGACAAAAATGGTAATCCTGACCATAAAGCAATGTTAAAAAGCTTTAGACAATCTATTCTTGAACAAGGTGGAGATCCTACATTACTTGAGTTATTTGATGGTGTTGGAAGTAAACCAAACTATAATCTTAATTTACCTAGATTACTTTCTATGTATGAAAGTATGTTTTTAGCATTTGTTGGTAAAGGAACATTCTCTCAAAAAGTATCAGGTCACAAGTTTACACTAGCTTCTGACTTTGGTGAAGATGTTATGATAGATAGTAAAGGTAAAGTAATTACTAGAAGAGAGTTCTTAAAAGACCCAGAGGCATATAAAAATGTAAATACAAGAAGACTTGAGTTAAAGCAAGGTGAAGATGGTGTTTGGTATGCAGAGTGTAAAATCTCTATGCAGACTGCACAAATGATGAACATAACAGAAGGTCAGTATTTAAGTGAAGAGTTTTGTGAAATGTTAGGTATTCGTATCCCTACACAAGATAAGCATTCAATGGTTAAACTTAAAGTAGTAGATATCTTTCCAGCAGAAAAAGGTAATAAGCTTGTAATGCCTTATGAACTTTTAATTATGTCAGGTGCTGACTTTGATATTGACTCTGAGTTTGTTAGAACTGTTGATTACTATACTAATACAGATGCTCAAGGTAATGAACATATTAATGTATTTGGTTCATATTTAAAGAATAAAGATCCTGAAAAAAGATTAAAATATGCTTTCTATGATTTCTATGAAGAGAAAATTAACTCAAAAGAAATTAAACCATTATTATCTGATTTAAAAGAAACAGATACAAACTATTTAGACAATAAGAAAGCAATTGAAGATGTTACTGTTACAATCAATAATATAAAGAATGATCTTTCAGTACAAAGAAAGATATCTAGAGAGTCAGAACAAGCTCTTGATAATATTATTGATGATTCTACAGCAGATGTATACACTGAAATACTTAAAAATGCTAAAGAGTTACAAGACTCACATAAAAAAACATTGCTTAATTTAATTGCTGCTAAGAAAACATTATTGCTTGAAAAGAAAAAAATAATTAAAAACTTAGAAAAAAGAGCTTTAAGTATTAAAGGTTATCCTACAACTGCAGAAGAGTTTAAAAACTATAGAATCAAAGGTCAAAAAACTGCAGGTGATATAGTTGAAAGTAATTATAATAATTATAGTAGTGATCAAGGTAGTATATCTAATGTAGAACCTATTACTATAGGAGAAATAAATAATGTACTATTAGATATAGAAAAAGCTTTAGTTAACTATGGTGATAAAAATACTGGTAATAATAAAAGAGCTACAACACCAGCATCAAGAGATGCAGCTGAAGAGTTTATTAAAAAGTATTATGAAAGTGGTGATTTTATAGATCCTGTAAATGTATCAGAGTATTCTACACCAACAGCTACTGTAACCATGTCACATGCCAATGCTATTGGTAAACAAAATATTGGTATTGCTGCTATTGGAAATATTGTATTCCAATATTTAAAGAATGCTAATGTTGAAATTGAAAATTTAGGTATTAGATTAGATAGTTATACAAATGAAGATAGTCAACGTATTAATGACTTAATATCTACAATCATATCAATGGCTGTAGATAATGCTAAGTTTCAAGATGCTATTAGATTTAATATTACACCACAAACACAAGGTGCATTTATCTTCATGGTAATGGCTAAGAAACCATTTGAGTATGTTTCATTGATACACTTACAAGAATCAGTATTAGCTTTTGCAGCAGATGCTGCAGCTAAACAATCTCCAATACAAAATAAGAAAGAAAAATCTGAAAATGAAGATGGTTCTATTCAAAGTATATTACAAAGTTATAAAACTAAAGCTAATGTGTCTGAGAATGAAAAAGAAGTTGGTGATATAACAGATGAACTATTAATTAAAGCTAAAAAGTTTTCTGAACTATTAAAGAATGGAACTACAGTTGAAGATGCTGTTACTCTTACTGGAATGAAAGAAGATTTGTTTAACTATGTAAACTATAAAGCATTAAATGAATTTTTAACTTATTCTGATATTTCTAGACAAAGTACAGGGTTTTCAGGATTTGTATCTTTAATTAAAGGTTTAAGTACAGAACTTGCTGAAACAGAAAATATAATTAACAAACTTGAAAACATTGGTCTTCAGATTGTACAAAAAAATAATGGACAGTCTTATGATAATTATGTGTTAGAGTACACTCCAGAATATATAGATTATGTTAATAATGTTAGAATGAATGGATTACCTAATGAAAAGTATCCTATTGATTATAAACAAGTAATAGATTCTGATCCATTTTTAACTAATCAAATAAAAGCATTTGCAATGTTTTTAAATGATTCATCTAAATTCTTTGTATCAAGAACACCAGGTGCTAAAAGATTATTTAAGAAAATACAAGCAGTTACTAAACCTTATTACTTTAATAATGTATCTAACTTAAATAAACTGATTAAACTAGTAAATGCTTTTTATGCAGATAAAGCATTAAAACATAAATACCCTATCTTAAAAGGTGATTTAAATAGTATTGCAGTTGAATCAAAAAGTGATTTTCCAATGCTAATAAAATTGCTAATTGATTTTAAAAATGGTGATTTATATCCTGAACTAGCAAGTAACAAGTTTATTCAAATGCTTGACTTTAAAAAGATATCTTATACAGATAGTAGTAAAGCAGGTTTTAAAAATAGAGATATATACTATGTTATATCAAACAGCTTTATTAGATTATCTCCTGAAGAGCAAGCTAGTGTAACTGCAGACTTTGAGTTACTTATGCAACCAAACTTATTTACATCTGATCAACTAGTTGCTAATCAAATTACAGAGTTTAGACAACTTTTAATTGGTCAAATGTTAAACAAAGACTTAGGTATGTATAGAAATGAAAGTTATATTTCTTTTTTACCACCTAGTTTGTTTAAAGTTATATCTGACTCTTTAGATGAGTCAATGAAAGCTTTACAAGGTACTAATAAAGATTTTAAAGACACATTTGGTATTGCAGAAGAAGAACTCAATAAAGAGTTTGTAGAATATTTTGCTAGACATATTGATAATACATTTAACCTAAAATCTCAGAATTCAGTAATTGTGTTTAAGCAAATTAAAAATGCTTTTAAGAACTTTATTGATAATATGACTCCTGAAGAAAAAGCATATTTTGATAATTCTAAATCTGAAATTGCACAAGAAATTTTGTCTTATGCTAATGAACTTAAATTAAATCCTGATAAAGAATCTGTTGAAAAATTATTTGACTCTTTATTTGCAGAAGATAGTAAAATAAGAGAAATACTTCCTCTTAAATATGAAAGAGCTACAGATACTACTAAAGCTAAACTTTATGTAAGTATATTTCCTAAGTCTAAAGAAATTGATAAAAAGGATTTGATGGAATTATATAGATCTCCTTTAACAAAATTGAATAAAGAAGCTTTAATATCTACTAGATTGTTTTCCATGGAATATGTTAAAACAAAAGATGGTATTTACAGTAACATGATTTACCCAGAGTTTATAGTATTTAACTTTAAAAGTGATAATAAATCTAATTATAAAGTTTTAAAGCGTGTTAATATGGTTAGAGGAAATACTGTAAGCAATAATCCAGATGCAGGTATATCTGCTGAATATGAAGAAGTATCAAGAATTGCTAATAAAAATGTATTACCTTATGCATTTCCTATAAATCAATTAGAAGCTGCTGCTGAAGGATTGTTAACAGAAGAACCAGATATGACATTTGGTTTAACTCCAGATAGTTTTGAAGATTATTCTGTAAAATTTAATAAAGATGAAATAATTAGTAATCTTAAATCATTAGTTGCAATATATCAAGTAGATAAAAATGTAATACTAAAAGATAAATTTACAGGTAAACAAGAATATGGTATTAAAGATTATCCTTTTACTGAAAGTAGACTTTCAGAATTTAAAAGTTATTTCTTTAAATTAAATATTAATAGTGAAATAAATAGTTTTGTAAATTCACTTGTTGTTTCAGATTTTAAAAATGGATTAGTTCAAAGTAATAATAATAAATTACTTAAACTAATAGAATTAATTGATAAATATTTTGATGAATCTAAATCTAGTAGTGGTGAAAAAAGTCAACCTTTACCTAGTTCTTCAAGTCAATTGAGTCCTTCAGAATATGATACTGAGTTTTATAGATTAAATGAAAATCACTTTAAAAAAATGAATATACAAAGTATAGATTTCTTTAGACAAGCTTATGGTGAAAATCCATTAAGTAAAGAAACTATAGATGAAATTGTAAGTAGTACAAAGAAAATGTCAAATGTAGTTTTAAAAACTCCTACAAGTACACCATCAACTCAAACAAAACCTACTGGATCTATTAATTATAAAGGAATGAGTAAAACAGAATTAGCAGCAATATTTAATAGTGTAAAATTTAAAATTGCTAATAATCCTAAATATAATGTTACTACTTTCTATGATTTTCAAGCATATGTTTTAAAATATGATAACAACATTATTCAAGAAATGATAAATGAATGTATTTAAAAATAGTATCTTTGTAAAAAAATAAAAATATGAGTTGTGTAAATACTAGTTTACCTGAATATAAAGCACTTGCTAAAAAATTTAATCCTTTTGAATTGCAACTTAATATAATGCAATACCAAAAAGATAATAAGACCTTTGATTTTCCATCAGAAGATTTTCTAAAACAATCTATAGGATACTCTGAATCTTACATAAAGCAAAGAGAATCTATGATAGATGATTTTACTTCTATAGAATTAGCTAAAGAGCTTAGTAATAGATTAAATGTTATATATGAAGTAATAACTGAGGATGAATTTAATGAAAATTATCCAAATGATCCAAAAGATGTTAGTGCTTTTTGGGAAGGTAGTACAGGTAAAATAATTCTTATTCAAGGTAAATTTAATGCAAGTACTATATTTCATGAGTTTACACATCCTTTAATAGAACACATATCTCAAAACAATCTTACATTATATACATACCTTAAAAATCAACTTAAAGATTCTAATGGTAATAGAATGAATTATCTTCAAGTTAAAAAATATCTTGCAGATAAAAATTATAATGTTGCAGGAATGTCAATGGAAAGCGTATATAAAGAAGCTATGGTAAATATGATTCAAGAAGAATCTAATATTTTAACTAAAGGATTATTAACACAACCATCTACCTTATTTGAAAAGTTTTGGAATGCAGTTAAAAAAATATTGCAAGCATTAAGTCCTTATGTAAAAGATTTAAACATTAACACTATTCAAAGAATGTCATTCAATGAATTGGCTCAATATGTTTTAACATCTGATGGATTAAACTTAGCTGAAACAAGAGCTAAATACAATGCTCATGCATTAAATGAAAAAATATCTGAAGAACATAATTCAGCTCTAGTGTATCAATTAGCTAGATTAGGTAGCAATGCTACTGAAGCTCAGAAAGATACTGCTAAAAAAGCAATGTTAAACTCTGCAAAGTTTGAATCTAATGAAAACAATTATGTTTATACTGAAACTGGTAAAGTTTTAGAAAGAAGTTCTCAGTTTAAAAAGAAACTTAATGGACCTCAAGATGAATCAGATTATTTTACATTTGGTGAAGATGAAGATAAATATTGGGAAAGTAGAGAGTTAGGTAACCAAGCAGATAATGTAGTTCAAGCATTACTAATGGGTTATAGTTTTGATGAAGCTTTAGTTTATGTTAAAGAAAAACAGAAAGAAAGAGCTGAATCAAATAATAAACCTGAAGTTAAAATAATGGATGTTAATTTAAGTGATGATATCTTAAAAAACATTTATGATAGTATAGAAAACACTATCGAAACTGAATTATCTGATTATATTTTATTACCACAAGTAATCATAGGAAGTAATAAATTAGGTTTTGCAGGTACTGCAGATATTTTTGCTATTGCCCCTGATGGTAAAATAAAAATATTAGATGTTAAGACAGGTAACTATATTGCTTATAGAGATGACGGTAATCCTACTTCAGAATATAGTAAACCTTTTGTTGATAATACAAGAGCTGCAAGAATTCAAGGACATATCGCACAGCTATCATTATATAAAGGTGCTACTAAAGAAAGTGGTTTTGTACTTGAAGATTCAAATGAACTTGGTTTATTAAATATATATCTTGAAAGAGATCCTTTAGATTCTAATAAAGTAATTAACTCTAAACCAGAAGGTTTGCATTTTATAAATGCATATGACTACATTGTTGAAATGTTTAAAGAAGGTCCTTCTAAAGAATATAGTGAAGAACAAAAAAATATTCTTGATAAAATTAGAGCATCTGTATTACAAAGAATAGAGTTGTTAAAAAGAAATCCAAATGTTAAAGCTAAAAAACTTAGAGAATTAGAATTACAGAGATTATATGAAGTAATTACTACTGTAGAAAAATCTAAAGCATTGTTTAGTTTTATTAAAGATGCTTATGATAATCTTGTATTTAAAGAAGTTCGTGGTAAAGAACAAACTATAAAAGGTGTAACTGATAAAATTAATTATATTAATTCACAATATAAATCAGGTAAACTAACTGCTGAAGAAGCTTTAGAATCTTTATATTACTATAAAACTTTAGCTGAATTATATAGACCAATTGTATCTGAATTACAAAACTTGTTTACAAAAGAAATGGGTTTATCTTATCAGGATACTGTAAACAATGAACTGTTTACAATGATAAAAGAAGTAATATCAGCAACTGCAAGTATTCAAGTAGACTATCAAAAAAATGCAATACCTATTATTGCAGATATATTATTTGAACAAGTAGATCCTGAGTTAAATGAAAAGCTTTCTGACATTATTAAAAGATATGGTGAAAAATTAAAAACTATTATAGATACTAAAGGTATAGATAGTAGAGATTATGAAAAAGCTAAAAAAGAATATGACTATTATTTAAAAGCATTTAGAACTGAAAGTGGTATTACTAAAGATTATATAATTAAAATTTTACAAATAGGTTCAGAAGAAGATATTAGTTGGGTAGATTCAAGATTATCACCAGCAATATCATCAAGCAATGAACTTGTTGCTTTATCTTCTAAACTTGTAAAGCAAAGATTTGAAGATGCAAGACAAGAGTCTATTGAAGTAATACAAGGTGCTGAAGAAGCTTTTTCTTCATTTACTAAAAGTAAACCTAATACAAATAATGTAGCTGAATTTAATTCAGCATTCTATGAAACTGTAGAAATGTATAATGGTTTAGATGAAAATCGTAAAGCTACATATAGAAAAGAAAAACACTTTGTAAGTGACTTAGATCAAAATGCTTATCAAAAAGCTATAGCTGATAGAGAAGAAAGACTTGCTGCTGCTAAAAATGAACAAGAAAGAAGAGCTATTAGAAGAGAGTTTACTAGAGCAAATCATATTTTAAGACCTAAAAAAGATATTACTGTTATTAATCCTTATAGACCTAATGATCCTCCAGTTGTTCTTGTTAAAGGTTTAGATACCTTGTTAGCAGAACAAAAGGAACTTCTTGATAATGGTACTATACTTCAATATGAGTATGATAATTTTGTAAAAAGAATGGAGGGTGAAAATGAAAGTGGTAATATGTATTATGATTCAAAGTTTACAATTCCTAATCCTGCAAAATTTTCTAATTCTAAATATAATAGTATGAAGTTGCAAGAAAAATTATATTATAATTTTATGATTGCAACTTATTTTAAAGCACAGGATAGAACACCATCATTATATAAAACATATAGATTACCATCAGTTGTAAAATCTAATTTTGATAGAGTTTTTCAAAATGGTCCTGTAGATTATTTAAAATATATTAGAGATAATATGTTTTCAGAATTAGCTGAAGATATTGATAGATATGGTGCATATAAAAAGGAAGCTGGTTTTAAAATAATTCCTGTATTATATGCTAATGAAATGAATGCTGATGATGTATCATTAGATCTATTATCATCAGTTTTAAAATATGATTCAGCTTCACTAATATATAGTGCACAAACTGAAACACAGCCATTTGCAGAAAGTTTATTAGAAGTAGTAAAACAAAATACTCCTAAAGTTACTGATAGTTTGGGTAGAAAAGTTTTAAATAAGTTTGCTGAAAAAATACCAAATGTTGCTGAAGGATTAAAGTTTACTAATAAATCAGATAATGATAATAATGTATATTTTTTATTAAATGCATTTTTTGATACACAAGTTTATGGTATTAAGAAACTACCTTTTACAGTTAACATAGCAGGTAAAGCTGTTAAAATAGATAAGGTTGTAGACATGGTTAAATCATTTGCATCTAAAACACAGATTGGTGGTTTAAATGTTTTAGGTGGTGTAGCCAACTCTTTACAAGCAAATGTATCTACAGCTATAGAAGCTGCTTCTAAACAGTTTATTAGTGATAAATCAATGGTTTGGGCTAAAAGTGAATACTATTCACAATTACCAGACTACTTAAAAGATTTAAATGAAGGTGTTGCTAAAACTAGAATAGGACAATTAATAGAATTATATGACCCTTTACAAGGTAATTATAAAGATGCTTATGGTAGACGTATAACTAAAACAACTTTTAAAAAGTTAATGTCTTCTAATTCTTGGTATTTTTTACATAAAGCTGGTGAACATGCTATTCACATTCAAGCATTTATGGCTTTCTTAAAAGATACTAAAGTAACACATAAAGGAAAAGAAATCTCTTTATATGATGCTTATGAACTTGATTCTAATGGAAAAATTAAACTATTAGAGGGGGTAACCCTCCCAGGAAAAACTAGTAAAAATGGTAAAATATCATTAATGGTTCAAAATAAACTCCATGCAATGGATAAAAGAATCAATGGTGTTTATAATGAATTTGATCAACCTGAATTAAAAAGACATTGGTATGGTTCTCTATTATTTATGTATAGAGATTTCTTGGTTCCTGGATTTAAAAAGAGATATAAAACTCTAAGTGTTGACCATGAATTTAGTTCACCTACTGAAGGTTACTGGAATACTTTTATGAGAAAACTTATAAAAGATAAAAAACAACTCATGAGATTTTACATGGGTATGGAAAAAGAATCAGGTAATTTTGAAGACTTTGAAAGAGAAAACCTTAAAAGAGCTGTAAGAGAATTAGCAATTGTATTTGCTACAGGACTCTTAGTAATATGTTTAAAAGGTCTTTATGAAAGTGCAGATGATGATGATAAAGAAAAATGGAAATACTTATTATTTTTATCAATGAAGATGAATCAAGAATTAGGTGCATATGGTACACCAGGAGATCCTCAAAACTTTGGAATACCTAATTTTATAGAATTAACAAGAAACTTTCAACAACCAACAGTACTTGCTGGAACTTTAAAAAAGTTATTTAAAATATTTAACTCTATTGGTGAAACATATGAGAGAGATACTGGTATTTTTGAAAAAGGAGATAGTAAGTTTGTAGCAGCCTTATTGAAATTCTTTGGTATTACAGGAGTTAACTTTGATCCAGAAGAAGCAATTAAGTACATGAATATGGCAAACAAATAAAGCTATAAGAGGGGTTTAAACCACCCCTCTTATTTTAAAACATTTAAACACCTGTACTTCCAAAACCACCTTCAGCTCTATCAGTTTCTGATAGTTGTTCTACTTCTTGTAGTTCAACTTGTGGAAAAGGTATAATAATAATTTGACCTACTCTATCACCTGGTTTATAAAATACAGTTCCAGGAATATGTTTAAATCTAAATTTAACACTTCCACGATACCCTGAGTCAATTACTCCAACAGAATTGGCTAAAATTAATCCTGAATTACTTATAGAACTTCTTGGAAATAATAATCCTACAAATCCTTCAGGAATTTCAAAAGCCAATCCTGTATCATATTCTAAATATCCATATTCATCTTTATCAACTTTAATTAAGCTGATAGCTGTTAAATCCATTGCAGCATCTCCAGCCTTACTATAAGCTGGAGTTACTGCATTAGGAACAATTTTTTTAAATTTAACTATCATTTTACACCAAATAAAATTTTAATCCAATTAGGTATTAATGATAATTTATCACTAAGTTCATTAATTGTATGTTTTAATTGCATATTAGTATTTGTTAAACTAACATTTGAATATTTCAAATCTGATATTTTAACATTTAATTGATCAATAATTTTATTATTGGCTTTTTCAATGTTTTCTAAAGCAACTATTTTAGAAATGTAATTATCAATTACACTTTCATTAACATTTACTTGTTTAACATCTGAAACAGTTTTTTTAATTTTTGGTTTTTTAGGACCATCCTTTACTGGCTTTACTTTATTTTCCATTAGTTATTGATTTTATTGTTTGTTCAAAAGGGTTTCCTTCAATAGACTTAACTAAGTCTAACATTTGTTGTGCAATTTCTCTAATCTCAATTTGAGCATGTTCACTATTTCTAAGTTTTAGAAAGTTAGCAAAGCTTCTCATATTAAACATAACATCAGCTTGTATTTGAGAATTATAAGTTTTAAAAAACCTAGCACTCTCTTTAGCTCTCTTTCTACCAAGAATAGGAGTAAGTTCTTCTAAACATCTATGATATAATTCATTAGATTCTTTAGTAAACATTTCTAATCTGGTATTCCAATAAGTACCATTCCAATCTTGAGGTAAGTAGAACTTATCTTCCTTTAGTTCTTTATATCTAGCTGATTCTGCATTAATAGAAGCCATCCTATGCTTTAATAGATGTATGTGTGAAGCAATATCACAATTAACCAAGAAGTGCAATGTAGCCTTCTCAAATGGTGTCTCATGACCATTGCTCCACAACATATCTATTAGAGCAGGTACTCTTTTAATCTTATCTTCTGATAGTTCTCTTGAGGTACTTGTCCAAGCTGAACAAGCTATAACCTCATCTGAGCCATAGAATCCTAATAATTCTACTGTATTATTCATGTTTATAAACCTTATCTATTACAGATTCAAAAACTTTAACTTGTTTTAAACCTATTTTTTTAATAAGACTAGTAATGTTAATATTAGTTTCATCAAAATAAGCTTTTAATGCTTCAATTTCTTCTTTTGTAAGTTCCATATTATAAAGTTGTTACTTCACATGCTCCTCCTTGGCATGCTGCTTGATCTGTTAAAGAAGTTAAATCATCTTCCTCAATAACTTGAGTTAAATCAATAGATGATAGTTGATTAACAAGTTCATTGTATTCATTCTCAGTTATATCTTCAAAAGGTGCTTGACTATAAGTACCACCATCAAATGGTAAAACTGATAAACCATTGTAGAATTCTTTATTTTTCCACATCCATTCTCCTACAATATTCCATTCATTATTTTGACCATAATCATACATTCTATTTTTATCAATAGAAATTGTAGCTGATACATTATGTGTATTGTTTCCATTAATGTGTCCTGGTTTAATCCAGTTTTGAGACACATCTTTAACTCTTTCTAAAGTATCTAATGCAGACTCTGTTCTTAATACAGAACCTTCAGGTGCTTTAATAGGAATTTCTACTACTGCAGAATTAGGAATCAACAAATGATCTTTAACTAAACTAGGATGGTTAGCTGCTAGATACTTGTAAAGATCTTCTGATTTACTCATTTGCATTCTTCTAATATAATAATCATTATGCCAAGCATGAATACCACTTGCAGTACCTAATACACAAGATGTAGTACCTGATGGTTTAACACAAGTAGTTCTGGCTGCAGAGTTAATACCAATACTTTGTGAAGTTTCAATATTAACAAGTTTAACTACCTCAGCAGCTTCTATTAGGTCATACTTAAATACTTCCATAGAAGCAATACCAGTCATACCTACACCAATAAGAGCATCTTTCTCAGTAGTCTTTTTCCAAATAGGTCTTAAATAATGAAAGTCAGTAAACCCTGCTTGTAGAGTTCCAAAGAAAGCTGCAGCAGCTACTCTATCATTTAAGTCTGCTTGTGATTCTACATTACTTACATTAACTTCACATAAATTACAGAACTGATATGGTCTTAATGCAATCTCACAGCATGGGTTAGTACCCCAGTCTGCATCATTGGTAAAATAGAATCCTGGTTCACCACTACCTGATAGTTCAATCTTTTTCCACAGATTTAAGAAGAATTCTTTAGTAATTCTATGTCTTACTAATACTGCAGAATTGTTAGCTCTACCACGTTGAGGGTTAGATTCCCACCAACTACCAAACTTACAGGTTAACATAGATTCATCATCTGCTGAGAACAAGCTAATTAAAGCTGCTCTTCTGATTCCTCCTGCCAATACAGCATCAGCAATATGACAAACAATATCATGCACTTCAATAGTTGATAACTTTTCACCATCTGATTTTCTTTCTAATATTTGATTTAATTCAAATAGACATTTTTTAAGTGGTTCTGGGCCAGGTGCTTTACCACCAGCAGTAATTAATCTTGTACCTTTTTGTCTAATATCACTAAAATCAAATCTAGGTTTAGTATTTCTAAAACCAAGGTAACTACCAATAAGATGCTTAACTGCATCTGCCCAACCCTCAATAGAATCACCTACTAAAAACTTTTGTTCTTTAGATGGCTTTCTAATTTCAGGTAATTTTTCAATATGTTTAAATTGTACAGAGTATCCTACACCTGTACCACCTAATAATAAAAACATTACTTCACCAAAAGCTCTGTAATCATCAATAGGTAAATAACAACAGTTGTAAATCCTTGCTTCATTCTTTTGAATAGCAGGACCTGCAAACTGCAATGCCCTCATAGAAGGTAGGATTTTCTTATCAAAAATATATTGAGATTGTTGAACAATCTTATCTGCCATATGAGGGTACTTATCTACCATCATCTGTACATATCTCATTATAATTTCATCATAAGTTTCTCTTCTATTTAGTTGAGGTAAGTATTTTGCATACTTATTAAAAGTCACAATTTGTGACAGGGTTTCTAATCCAATATCCATAATTTATTTTTTTAAAGGATGGCAAAGATATAAAAACCCCTGTATATTTCAACAGGGGTATTTATATTAAATTGACATAGGAATATTTATAGGTAATTTACCATCCAATATCACAGCACAAGCTACAACAGGCTTTCTGGTATTCTGTTTACCATATGCAAATGCATACTTCTCATGGTCTATACCACAACCTACAGTAACACCAAATATTAAATCCTTGTAACTTGCCAAGAATCTAGTATTCATAACTGTATGTAGGTGACCTATTACTGTAGACTGTCTGTTTTCTCTAGCAGCATTTATAGCTGCCATCTCACCAGATAATCCTGTACCATGAGTATATATTACACCATTAACTTGATGTACAAAATCCCATTCCCATGTAGGAGGGCTTTGTAACAGTTCTTGATAAGTCTTTAACCATGTTTTAGGTAAACCTGCAGAGAAAGCTTTTCTAAATGGTAATGCATCATGATTCCCAATACATACTTTTACATTAGGAAATGTATAATACCATCTTTTCATTCTTTCTAAAGCAAGATTAAACTCATCACCTGCTGACATACCTTCAGGATCTTTTTCATGATAACTAACAGCATGATTATCTACTGCATCACCTATATGCACTACTGTTCCACAATCATAATCTTGTTGAACTTTTCTACAAAATTCTAAATAACCCTCTTTAGTAAATGGTTCATGTGGATCACCAATTACTAAAACATTGTTAGGATTACCATTTAAATAAGGTTCTATATTATTTAACTTATTTGCAGCTTTTAAAAGTTCTTTTGCCAGTCTTATAATTTCACTATTAGGTTCATTAACTAATCTACCTATATATTCATTAGACTTTTTAATGTAACCTGGCTTTAATTTCAAAAACTCATAAACAAGATTTACCTTTTTGTTTTTATTCATAATTTAATTTTTAACAACAAAAATACTAAATTAATCTTCCTCTTTATAAATATAGTTGTTAAAATATGTTTCTGTTTCTTTATCTGGTATTGAAGACAGTTCAGCGTCTTCAGACAACTTCATTCCAATTAAGTTTTCTATTTCTTCTTTTCTCCAATCTTTTTTAAATAATACACCTACAGGTCCAAATTTATCATTAGATGATACTGAAAAGAAATCTAATATTTTTATCTTAGTAGAATTTTTAAACTTTGAAAATTTACCATTATCAAAATTATTTAAACAATCATAATAATCAGTTGGTATTTTATATACTAACATTACTGAATATTTATCAAGTTCAATATATTCTACAAAATTTTTGTTTTTTTTAAGTTTATTTATAAATAATTCAAATGTATTGGTAGGACTATAAGCATATATAATAAACAAATGTTTATCATAATGTTTTAGAAACTCACAATACCTAAATACATTTACAAAATTGTTTCTAGGAAATACATCATTATCTTTATAATCGTTTAATTTATCTGATTTATTAACAACCATAGGAAATAAATAAGGAAAACTTTTAGTATTTATTTTTCTTATATCTTCCAAACTCATATTACAAAATTATTCACATTTACATTTATTGGATTTAAATAATCATTTACATATAAATCATCTCTTATTTTAAGACATAAATAATTCTGATAAAATTTAATTACTCCATAATATTCTCCATATTGAGAAATATATTCTTCAAAAACTAGTAATCTCATAATATTATTATCAGGTATATTATCTAATAATTTATCAGCAAATGCTTTACCTTTACCCTCTAAACCTTTTATATTATCAGCAGTATCACCAATAATCATTGACTTCCAAAAATATATTATAGAATCTTGTTCTGATACTGTTACCCATTCATTCTTTTTATAATTATAATGAGTACCTTCTAACATTAATAAATCTTTATCAATAGCACAAACTATACTATAGGGAATTTGTTTTCTAACACTATTAACCATATCATCTGCTTCTATACCATATAAAGCATGGAAATTCCATTTGCTTTCCATATGTTCTTTAATTTCATTGATGTATGTTAATTGTTGTTTATTTTTCCTATTCCCTTTATATTCAATATATGCTTTACTTCTTTCTACATCTCTACCATAACCAATGAAGCCAATATATTTATTGACTCCAATGGTTATAAGTAGATTTGTAATTATTTTATCAGTAGATAGAAGTATATCTTCTAAAGACTTATCAAATGTTTTAGTATCAGAATTCCAATGAGCAATGTAACAAATGCTGTCAGCATCAATTACTGCTATTTTTTCTGATGATAAGTCCACTTTCTAATAACTTTTTAATTATGAGATACCAATCTGATTTTTTTAGAACTACTACTTCTTCCTGTTCTTTTTTATGAAATATTAAATTAATATATATTTCTCTCTCAGGAACTAAATCTGAAATACCTTTTTCCATTTCATTTAAAACAGTAAACACATTTAATCCAGATCTTACAGATTTACATTGAACATTAAATGGAATATTATTAATATCAATTTTAGCATCATCCATAATTCTACTTGTAGCTCTTGTGGTAGATGCTTTTTGATAACCAATATCCTTATGTTCTTTTACAATCTTTCTTTCATAATTGTGACCTATTCTTCTTACATTAGGTTTAGATTTAGTTTTTTCAGAAGAAAGTTCATTCTTATTCTTAATTTTCCTTCGCTTAGGTTCTCTCATTACTTTGTTTAATAGTTAACATATCAATAATTTCTTGATATGCTTCTGTTTTACCTTCAAAAAATCTTATAAGAAGATCATCTTGAGTTACAGTTTCTAATTCTGAAACTATTCTTTCAGCTGCATCTTTCTTTTTATAGATTGCCTGAAGTAATATTTCTATTAGATTAGTCATTAGTTATTATTTGATGAAAATGCATCTAATGTTTCTGAATAATTCAAAGTATTATTTACAGGTAATGAATCTATTGAAGGAAGATCATCAACTTTATTTACTACAAAATCAAAATTAAGATTAATAGTATAATCAGTTGTAGTTTTAGTAGGTTTAGCAAAACCAAATTTAACTAAAACATCTCTCATATCTTTAATTGAGATTCCAAAATGTTCAGCCATTGTTTTTACATCTGTTTTATATGCACGCATTGCAGCAACTTCTTTTTGAGAAATATTAATTGTATTCATATTAAATAATTATTAATTTTTGTTATTAATTCTTTTGTTTGATCATACCCCTTAATGGATATGTAATCAGATAAATCTTTTATACCATCAGGTATAGTAAAAGATTTAATTTTAAATAATTCAGAAAACTTTTTCATATTATGTAAACCAGTTTCATCATTATCATAGTTTATTATTATTTGCTTAAACCTCATTGACAATAATGTAAATTGATTTTCATTTAAAAATATATTTTCTGATTGTGGATTAATTGCATTAATTCCAAACATTCTGTATACCATACAATCTTTTAAACCTTTAGTAACTATTAGAAGATCACCATTTTGTTCTAATTGATTCCAACCACTAAATATATGTCTTGGAATATTACTTGTCCATTTTTTATCTCTTGTTGCAAAAGGTCTTAAAATTTTTCTAATTCCATCACCATGCTCATAACTATAAGCTGGATCATTTGTTGTTTCTGTATAAACATTTATAAGTTCATCAGAATTACAACTAATCCAATAATCACTAATAGGTACTACATTGTAGAATCTTAGTATATCTCTGTTTAAATAATATTTATCCCAATATGTATCATAGTCTTTCCATTGTCTTTTTTTAATTTTAATAATAGTATTTATTCTATTAATCTTATCAGGAAGACCTACATAATTTAAAGATGGTATTATTTTTTTATTCTCCAGCTTTTTAATAAAGCCAAAATCATTAGCTATAACTTTAAGAGTTTCTTGAAAATTCAAATCTTCATTAAATCTAACTTTCATATATCTTTGAACATATGAAAAACAATCATAGCTTTCTTCTGTACCAAAATCCTTATAAAACAATCCTTGAGGATATGCTTTAATAGAACATGATGCATTATTGTCTATTCTTAAATTAGATTTAAATAATTTATTTAACCCTATAAAGTTTTCACAATAAAATCTAAAGATTTGGTACTCAGACACATTGCTGAGTACCATCTCTTTAGTAAAATGTATTACATCTAATCCTCCAAAATTAGAATGGGAGTCCACTATTGTCACCAGCTTTAAATTCTGAATCTGGCAATTTAGCTAATTTTTTAATATCTAATTCAGAATTAAATGTAAGATTGGTTTTTGATACAGGAACATATTCAGCATCTTCTTGAATAGCTTCAGCAAATTCAGGAAGACCAATTACTGCTCTTACACCTACAGAACCATCTTGTTTAATATATTCTTCACCACGAAACTTAATTCTCAAAGAATTACCTGCCAGTTTATTATTGTAAACTTCACCTAACTCTTCAACACTATTAGCTTTTGAAGAAAGATAATCAGCATCTTTTACTACTTTAGTAAAAATATGTCTGATCTTCTTATATGAAACTACTGCTGCTTTTTCTGAAAGATAAAATCTAAAATCAGTAGTTGCTTCTGCATCACCATCTACTAAATGCATTGAAAATACAATAGTAGGATTACCATTTTGATTTGTTTCACCTTTAACAGATTTAATTGTTACTTCATGTACACCTGGCCTAATATATTTAGGCTTATTTACTTCTTGAACATCTTGTCCACCAAACATAATTTTAATTTTTTAATTTTGTTATATAAATATTTTATCCCAATTACCTTTTAGATTATTATCTACAAGTTCAGTTAGAATAATTTCTTGATTTTTAAGGTGATCAGGTCTTGCACCACAAGTTACTTCTTCTGAAGTTTTAAAGTTTAAACTTACTTTATCACCTTTTCTGCTCAATAGAGCAATAGCATCTGCTTTAGCACATACAATAGATTTAATCTTACCTGACAAATCTAAATCAACAGCAGATACTTCTTTACCATTTGTTTCCAGCATCTTATCTTTCAAATGACCTAATAGAATTAGACTACCATCATTTGGTATCAATGTTTCTATATAGTCAAGAATCTTAAAGAATGCTTCACGCAGATACATATAACCTGCGCCATTAGGTAATTTAAGTACATTGTCACCAGCAAAGTTTTTACCCATTGGAGTATCTTGATATAAAGTTTTTGCATATCCTATGCACATTTCTTCCAATGCTGTTACAGTATCTACTGCAATGTACTTATATGGTTTATTAGCTTTTATAATTTCTTGACCAATAGCTTTTAATGTAGCAAGACTATCAACTTTTAATTTCATAGCTTCTACATAATCAGAACCGTTCTCAAAGTCAAGAATTAAACAGTTATCTAATAAAGCCAAAGCTGATGTTTTCAGTTTTGTTATCCTAGAAGCTTTTTATCTTCTAGTTCTATAACTTCATTTTCGTTATAGCTCAGCATATATTTTCATCTTTTACTATCACAGCAGTCAGATGGAGAACACTCGTGGATATATTATATTCTAAGTAGGTAGTGTAGCAGTAATTAAATACTTACTACACTTTACTGTAAAGTGACTCTTTACAAACCTTTCTTAGTTTCAATATCTATGCGTTACACTGATTAAAAGATTTTAAACTTTTAATTTAGCACGGTATTAGGAATCTCACCCTTCACCGTTTTTGCTCTCTGATTATTGAACATATTTCTATGCTCAACGGCAATACAATATTTATTGTATTTTCTATCTAAACATATACAATTGTTTAAATAAATAAACTTATAAAACTTTAAAGAATCTTTAATATTAAATAAAATGTAAAAAGTATTATTTTTATGTCTTTTATCTTTTTTAAGATGTTTAATATCAATATTTAAGATTTCCATAACAGAAATTAAAAACTCTTTAGTTCCTAATAAACTAGTAGATAATAATCTACCATTTTTATTAGAAACAGATATTGAACCATCTCCATCAAAGTAACCTCTTATAAAATGATTAACTAAATCTTCAGATAAAAATTCTGGAAATTTTAATGTTAATGATTTTTTTGGAGTACATCCTAATTTAATTAAATCTTCACAAACTTTTTTACTTTGAAAATTTAATCTATAAGACTTAGTATTACTTCTGTAAGAAATGTGTTTAGATGTATTAAGAAAACTTTTATATTTTTCTAAATGATCTAAATCTTTTTCCGATAAACATAAATCTACTGAATACTTAGTTTTTAATAAATTATAGGTAATATTTCCATCAGCGTATAAAAATCCTAACCAATATGCTTTAAACGGATTATCTATACTTTCAAATAAAGTATCATCTATATCTATTTTTCTTCTAACATTCATACCTTCTAATTTAAGAGTGTTTGAAAATGTAAATCTATCTAAATGATAAATTTTACAAACTTCTCTTAATGTTTTACTTGTATTTAAATATTCTTCTTTTGCTTTTATGTAATTTTCAGTGTTATATACTTTCATATAACAAAGATACAATAAATATTGCTATATATTACCAGCTTTAGGCTTTGAATAGATAACCAATCTTTTAGGATTAGCTCTTA